CCCCCGTGTAGGTTTACCCTACATTCCTAACCAGTCGACTACTGAGAAGGGTATTAGCCCTCTCCTGGTCCTCGACATTTTCGTGGCTTTAGGAACCACGACCTGATTCGGGTCTCTCGTCGGATCAGCAACAAGGATGTTGCGGAGAAGACGATCATAACCGTTCAACTGGGATGAGTTTGACTTTGTTTTCAAAGTCCACACCATAGCAGTTGGAAGGCTTAACTCAGGAGACCACTGGACAGCGCGATACTCATTAAGAGGTGTCGCGTGTCCGGGCCTCACTACAGCGAGGTAGCCATTATCCTGTTCAACAAAAGGAATAAATTCCTTAAGGACAAGTTCGACTACTTCCTTGCAGTAATCACCAGCGCGAGGCATGTCTGCCTCATAAAAGTGGCCTGAGTAGGCCACCCATGCTGAGTGTTCTGAGCCCGAATGAGGGTACTCGCCTGGGAGCTTCCGGATTCGTACGGGGGTGATATATTGGCCAAGCCAAGCATCAGTCCCGCATGATTCTCGGAAATACCCACTTGTGAAGCTCTTGTTGACGTTGACCTTTAGGCCATAATCAACTAGGGCATTCATAACGACGTCGGAGTATTCCGTTTTGACAATAATGTCATCACCATATACGTAGACGCCGCAACAAGCCTCGGCGATAGGGCATCCAGTTTCCTGGATAGCTGCTACACTTAGAGCATAGAATATAGCGCTCTCAACGGGAAAGCATAAAGCTGAACCCATAGGAGCGAATTTCTTTAGCTGTAATTCCTGCCCGTTGGGTAGGATTGTAGCGTGCGAACGCAGTGCATTAAAATAACGCTGTTGGCTGAGAGGCCAAACAGCTTCAAATAAGCACTGACTCACCCGGTCACTAGCTTCGTTGAGATCTATCGTTGCCCAACGGCCCGTCTGCGACGCAGATAGGGCCAGATTGGCATTGATCGATTGATCATCAAAGTTAATGTGACTCTTGTGGGAGCACCCTTCCTCTCTATCACAAAATCGAGTTCGTAATTCGATATGTGACATGAGACGTTGGGCGACCCCTTGTTGCATGAACTGGAGTTCGAGCGGTTCACAGGATATTATCCTCGGACCTCTTGAGTCCTTCGGCACC